CTAGTATCGAGATTCAGACGAAAGATTTCAGTACCTGCAGCAGAGTCATGATCAAATTTAAAAGTAAAAGCCTGCCTAACAATAAGCCGGCCGGTTATTTCAGACGCGCCAAACGGCACGTTCTTCTGGTTAGTGATAAAATCACTACTGATCTCTACGTTTTGCGAGGCCAAATCCATGTTGTTAATTTGCTAAGGAAGAAATTAATTTGCCAAAATTTCTGTCACATGGCAAAGTTTAGGAACTGAGAATTTTGTGATAGTAATCTCGCGAGGTTTAGCATAAATGTTCCCAAGAATAGCAAGGTTATGTGGTGTATAAACTTTCAGTTTATCATCAGAAGGGACAAGTTGTGTGATCACGAACTCACAAGGGTGACCATCAACTACCGCAGTAAACCCGGCACCATCGGTAGGAGTAATCTGTCGATAGTGATCAAGGGGAGTAGGTAATGGCAATTCCATGTAAGGTTCCAAACTACGCTCATCTTGACGTAACAAGTATTCACCAGGCCACACGGCTGGGAAGGGAACAGAATGCGAAAAAGTCGCTTCCTTGGTCCTAATAGTAGGACAGTAATACTTAACGGTAGCAGTAGTAGTAATAGAAAACTTATAAGCACCCCCTTCACCACCTGGAAGTAAAGGAACAATAGAAAGTGAACCAGGAGAATTAAGTCTCTTAGTCTTGCCATCATAAGTAGTGAAGAATCTGTTCTTTGGGATAGGCAATTCAAAAGACAAGTTATAGCCAGCCTTAAAGATCTTCACAGTTTGTAAATGGGGCTCATGAGACAAAACAGGCAATTTCTTTTCAATTTTAGAAGGGTCATCGTCATAGTTATGGGTCATTCCATAGACTGGCCAACGGTCAGGATCCCCAACATAATAGACTAATATAGCAGTATCAGTTTTAAGCCAGTTCGCAGCGTCAACCATGTCAATACGGAATGACTCAACAGAATAGGCTTCATATTGAGAAAAAGCAAGAGGCTCAACGACATTGAGATAATCAAACAAGTCGTTTGTTCCTTGAGCTAAATAGTTGGATGTCTCATGTTGTAGTGGTCCAGTAGCAGCGAAGCGCAGATAGATATGATCACCAGCAGAAATAGCTTTGGTGGCAGTCATCGGGCCTAGAAGTAGTACCTCAGTATATTTCTCTTTCTCAACCTTATACTTCACAAAATGACGTAGAGGTATCATAAGAGAACTTTCAGAGTAAACGAGTACTTCTACACCATACTCCCCATCAAGCAACAATGACTTCTTACCAATAAGATACTTAATATCATACG